CGCAGCCCTGGACACCCCCCTCCTTCTTCTCGCCGCCGAACACCTCCGGGCTGTGGAGGTAGATTTGCCGCGAGGCCGTCACGTCCTCGCGCCATAGGGTTCGGTCGCCCACGATAATTTCCTGGACGGAATCGACCGGCCCGTGACAGATCACGAGGTGGGCGCCAAGATAATACTTGTAGCCGATTGTTATACTAGATTTTCTGCCCACGGGCCTTCTCCACTACTTGTAGCGCCATATGATCGCCGGTCGCCTCCAGCTCCTCCGCCGGGATGCCCTCGTGGACGAAGCGGCCCCAATCCAGCCCGTGTCGGGCGGCGAAGGCGCGCATGCCGCGGGAGCAGTAGCCCAAGGCGCGGGCGTGTTCGACCCGGACCATCACTGGCTCGTTGTTCATCACTTGCCGTTTTTTGTCTTGATGGGACTGCTGGCCAAGTCCCCGTACCATACCACGTTCGGGCTCTTCACGGTAACGGTCCCGAACACAACCGGGATCGGTCGCCCAGGCTCCGCGGTTGGAAATTGGAAGTCCTCCAACGAAGCGGGTTTGGGGGCGGCCTGCTTCGGGGCGAGGGCCACCGCCGCGTATGCCGCGACGACGAAGATGATCAGATATACAGCCCACTCCATGATGGGGTCCTCCTCAAAAGATCAGGGTGCCGTTCATCGGGTTCTTCTTCGGGTAGAACGGCTGACCCCCGTAGTTGTCCACGTTGTTGAACTTGTTGTGGCACGTATTCAGGGTGTGGTCGCACCCGGGATAGGTCCGGACCGTCGCATTGGCGGGTATCCCAGCCAACGGGAGGTTGAGCGTGATCGCCGGTCCCACGTGCGCGATGATGAACCGCCGTTCCAGGACCCCCGCCACTTCCCAATCCACGTAGCCCCCGGCGAAGTAGCCGTCAGCGAAGGAGGAGAAGGCCGGTGACAGGAGGTCCCGCCCCGAGACGCCCGTGAGAGTCGCGTCCACCCGGAAGTTCGCGGAGGACAGGCCGCACGCGACCCCATACAGGACGTGGGGACAAGTTGTCTGGTACATCCGGCGCAGGGTCGGGCGGCGCAGGGAGGTGTACACGGGCTCAAGGCGCACCTCCGCCTCGCGCTCCGTGAATTTGACGTTCACCACTCGCCCGACCCACGGGACGGCGAGCTGTGCGTCACCCTCGTGATACCGCTGAATGGTGAGTTGGACGATGTCGGTGGGGGGCGATCCGCGGAATTGGTCAAGGATGCTGATGCCCTTATCCATCGTCAGCGTCAGGTTGCTCCGGGACATTTCCTGGTTCTGCTCGAAGGCCCCGCGCTTGATCTGGACGGAGTTGTAAGTCACTCCGTCCACCACCTTGTCTTCATCCGCTGAGGTGTAGCGCCAGTATTGTGCGCCCCGTGCGAACAGGTACAGCTCGACCGGGTAGGCTTCAAACAGGCTCCGCTCGCGTGCGTCATACGTCATGGTTGAATCTCCATCATGCGGACCGTACACTCAAGGACCCGGTTGGAGTTCCACTGAAGTTCTACACGATCCGCGTCCAGGCGCTTCAGGCCCAGGAAGCTGATTTGGCGGATGCGATTGGCGTTGATGTTGATCGGGGCGTCCAGACCGATCTCCGCCGTGTCCGTCCCGGAGGCCGTCGCCGCATTGATCGTCCGCAGCAGCCACGTTCCGTCATCCAGGAGGATGCCGATGTGAGTGCGCTCCGGCGCAAATTCGCGGTAGTCGTCGGCATACACCTCGATGCGCTGGATCAGCTCGCCGGTCTGGGCGACCCTCATGTTGTTCTCGAAGGTCGGAACCCAGAACGGGCGCAGGCGTCCCGCACGCCGGTGAAGGAACTTGCGGAAGTTCCAGATGTCCGGGAGTCCCTGCAGCAAGAACTTGTAGGGGCGTCCAATTCGCGTGTAGGTCCAGGGCGAATAGAAGCTGGCCCCCGCCGCGGTCCCGTAGTCCACGACATCAACCCGAGCTTGAAGGCTATCCGTCAGGGCTTCGCCGTTCTTCAGCGCCTCATCGAAATACACGTCATACCCGAGGAACTGGGTGGGGGCCGCGGGCGGGTCCAAGTCAATATTGTCGCTGAACTCATAGGTCATTTCCAGTGAGCCGTTGTAGCCCGAGGTTGCCCGCGAGACGTTCCCGACGATCCGCCCGAGGCGCACCGGGACGATCCACGGGTTGGTGAAGGTTTCGGCCAGGGGTCGATTCAGCGTCAGAGTCCCGGCGGAGACGATACCCACGTCAGCGGTCGCGCTCTTGCGGTTGGACTCCCAGATCATGATCAGCGCACCGTCCCGGTAGTCGGAGGCGGTCGTGTCGATGTTGATCACGGTCGTGCCCGCCAGCAAGGTTCCGACCTGTTGGGCCTCAGACCAGAGGGCGACGGCCCAACGGCGAGTCAACCAACCATACACCAGGTTCTCCGCCCGGGCCATTTCTCGGTACGGGATCGGATAGGTGACGTTGAAGGACTGGCGGGGTTTCTTGCGCAGTCGCACCCGCTGCTCCGACCCGTCATTGGTTGTGAGCACGTCCGTTTTCCACTCCAGGACCTCCTTGGCGGGAGCCTCGAAGATGTACGGCAGTGCGACGATACGCGATCCCAGCACGCGGAGGTCGCCGTCATCCACCGTCCCATCCCAATCAAAATGGAAGATGGCGTTGATGTCGGGCGGTCCGTCCGTGGTGACGGTCAGTTGATAGGTCTTGGTCTCCAGAGCCGCCCAGGTCGCGGGCGGGACGGTCCCCACAAGGGAAATACCGCCGCCGTTTTGAACCTGGATGTTCTGAAGGTATCGGTTGTTGAAAAAGCCGTTCCACACCTCGATTGCGAACTGCTGCTCACTCACGAGGTTGCCCACGTTGATGACGCCTGGGCGGATGTGGATGCGGAAGTAGTAGTCGTCCAGGAAGGTGGGCATGCGCCAGCCCGTCGAAACCTCCCCGGCTTCGCTGATGGGGAGGTTGTTCTGGACGGAGCCGAAGCCGTCCGCGGTTCGCTCCCACGGCGTTCCGGGCGGGCTTTGATCGTCCCACGCATAGGAATCCAGCCCGACCGCCCAATCAGGGGTCGGGGCTCGCAGGGTATCCAGCCCCACGAAGGCTTGCGTGGTGATCACTGCCATATCAAGTCACCTTCTTGTATGCGATTCCCCGTTGGACGGATCGCCCGCCCTTCTGGTACCATGGAAACACTTTCCACGTCTCCGATCCCAGCGTGAACTCCTCCCCCGGCTGGTACAGGGTCATGTCCATATAGCGCAGACCAGGCATGACTCCGACCGGGTTCAGGTACTCCTCGTTGCGGTTGACAGACACGATCTGAGGCAGGAGAATCCCGACCCCGTTCAGGGGGTTTGGAGACATCGACATCAATACTTTATCGTGAACCGCCCCACCTTGGCAAGCCTGTCCGGTTTGGGTGTAGGTCGGGCTGCGCGAGGAGTGACACCAGTTGTCGAAGGAGTCGAACTGCGCCCGGAGGAATGACCCGGATCGGGTACTTGCGGAGGAGTCCATGTAACCTGCCGCCCTGAAGGGGACCTCCTCCAGAGCACAGCCTGAGTCTTCCACATCGGAACCCAACCAAGTGCTGGGTCCGGTAGTAGTCGCCGGGTGCTCGCCCCCGGTGGCGTAGAAGAACCGCCCCCCGCCCGGGGCCGCGGAGTTAAACAAGTCCAGGGCTCCGAAACCCAGACGCTGGAAGATAGTGGATGCCACCTCCAGCTCCAGGTAGATGGTCTTGCTGTCCGGCGCAAACAAGTGGTAGGACGGGAACGGCCCGAAGTAGATGGGCAGCGGAAGATTGGCATGCGCCTGGTCCTCGCCCCAGGCCCCCGAAGTGCGCAGCGGATAGCCGGGCTGGCGGTCCCAAGTCGCCCCGACGCTGTAGCCGTCCGAACCGTTGATGGCAATCCCGTATCGCTCGGAGTCGTAGTTGCCGTTGATGGCGATAGTTTCTTTCTGGTAGCTGCGCAAATTGACGTAGGACGCCCCCTTGCTCAGGCACAGCTCGCGCCCGGAGCCCGCCGCCGCCGCATCGCGGTTCACGGTCCAGCCCTGTGCCGCGGCGAAGTCCCGCAGCTTGATCAACATGTCGTTCGGTCCGGTCGCGGACCCAGTTTCATAAGCCATGATTCAGTTCTCCCTCAATCCATCGACAGCGCCCAGTGCTCGTGGATCGTGTTGCGGTAAGCATTCTGGAACACCACGTGAGTCTTGCCGTTGAACACGGTCGTGTTCTCCGCGCTGTTTTGGTATCCGCTGATTGCAAACGTCCCCTCCAGCTCCCCGAGGACTTGGGCAGGCGACCGCTGAATCAGCACGCAAGGCTGGAGAATATACCCGCCGCCCAAGCACTCGCGGTAGGGGCGCAGGCCCGAGGACCACTGGCCGTTCATGCAGTGAGGCCAGACGTTGCGCAAACCGGCGTTGTAGATGCCGACGTTGTATGGAGGCGAGCTGCTAACGGTCGGACCCCCTACGCCCTCGCTGTCGCCCGAAGCATAGGATGGACGGTTGCCGTGGTAGTTCCACGCCCCTTCCGGGCTGCGAAGGTAAAGGGTCGCCCAGTTCGCTTCGTCTTCCGGGCCGTTCTGAGTGCCCGGCCCTGGATACACGCCGTGGGTGTAGCTCACGTATGAATAACGCCACTCCGTGGACCGTGAGTAGTCGTTGAGGGGGCAGAGGGAACCACCGACAGCGAGCGGGTACGGGTATTGATTGGGCGTAGCATACGGGAGAATGAAACCAAGATAGCCCCCCTCATAGTTCGTGCCGACCTTGATACAGAACCGGAAGGAGCGGCCCGAAGCCACCATCCAGTACGGCATGGTGGTGTTCCACAGCGGCACCATCGGGGTTGCCCGAGTGTATTGCGCCCCGTAGCCCGGGAGGGCCCCAGGCTGGTTAAACCAAGACATTTCGTTGGCATCATAGCCGGTGTACCCGTTCATGAACAGGTTGTACCAACCCGCTGCGCTGTCATACTCCGCCCGGATGCCGGTGTAGATTTCGTCCAGACCCGAGTTGCCCAGGGCCTTTAGGATGACCTCCGACCCAAAGTGGTTGGCCACCGTCTCGTCCGCTTCGAGCAGGAGGAGTTCCTGCCAGCCTATGGAGCTCTCCGCCTGGGTCGCGTCCCAGATGATCTTCCAATACCGGTGCGAACCGGGGGTGCCGGGCACTGCGAAGTCCCGGCGCTGCCCGGCGGACCAGTTCGGCGCGTTCCAGACGGTCAGGGCCGTAGTCCAGGCGGTTCCGTCATCCGAGTATTGGAGCCGGAAGGACCTGGGCGCATAACTCGCATAATGGGGCCCGATAGGGGCCTTGATGCGCACGGTCTTGACTTCGCGCGCCTGTCGCAGTTTCCATTGACCGTAGCTGCTCCAGGCGGAGAAGCCTGAGTCGGTGTACCAGAAGGACTCCGAATCATCCGAGGCGGGATTGTTCGTGTTCAGCGACCGCGGATCATAGCGGAACGTGTGGATTTGTTTCCGACCCTTACCCGTGAAGGAGTCCGGGAGGCTGGTGGTGTACGTGTCGAGGTTGTCCCTGCGGACACGCAGCGCCTGCCAAGCCTGACCCGCTGA